ATTGTATACGACAGTAACAATCAAGTTACTGTAACACTTTCAGCACCGCATATAGGATATGCGTACTTGTCTTAGAAGGAGAATAAGAAATGTCTAGAAAATTTTTAACCAACATAGATTTACAAACTAATCTACTGTTGAATGCATCGCTGAGTACACACTCGGCAGCAACAGCCGCAGGTGCTTTGTCGTACTCAAGCGGAAGAATCTTGCTTGGAACTGGCTCTGCTTCAGCAACCGTGGCACTTACCACAGATGCAGTTACCGTTGGTAGCACATCTATTGCACTTGGCGGAACAGCCACAACTATTGCAGGTCTATCATCTGTAACCTCAACATCTTTCGTAGGTGCTCTCACAGGAAACGCATCTACAGCAACTGCTCTTCAAACTGCCAGAACAATTAACGGAACCTCCTTCGATGGCTCTGCCAACATTACCGTTACCGCAGCAGCAGGTACTCTGACTGGAAGCACCCTTGCTTCTGGTGTAACAGCATCATCTTTGACAAGCGTTGGAACCCTTGCAAGTCTTACAACATCTGGTAACGTTACCGTTGGCGGAGACCTAATTGTTAACGGAACAACAACCACAGTAAACTCAACAACCATTACAGTTGACGACAAGAATCTTGAACTTGGTTCTGTTGCAAGCCCAACAGATATCACCGCAGATGGCGGAGGTATTACACTAAAGGGAACTACAGACAAGACATTCAACTGGGTAAGTGCAACTGCCGCATGGACATCCTCCGAAGACCTAAACCTTCTAACTGGTAAGGTCTATGAGATTGCTGGAACAACTGTTCTTAGTGCAACAACCCTTGGTTCTGGAGTAGTCAACTCTTCGCTTACAAGCGTTGGAACCATTGCTACTGGTACATGGAACGCTACCACAATTGCCACAAACAAGGGTGGTACTGGACTAACATCTTTCACATCTGGTGGTGCAGTTTATGCAACATCAACGTCAGCACTTACAACTGGAACACTTCCAACTTCTGCTGGTGGTACTGGAATTACAGCATTTGGAACTGGTGTCGCTACTGCTCTTGGAGTTAACGTAGGTTCGGCAGGTGCTTTTGTAACATTTAACGGAGCACTCGGAACTCCTTCATCTGGTACTCTGACAAACGCAACAGGTCTTCCAGTATCAACTGGTATCTCTGGTCTGGGAACTGGCGTTGCAACATTCCTTGCCACTCCTTCAAGTGCAAACCTCCGTGCAGCACTCTCTGACGAATCTGGCTCTGGTGCTTTGGTATTTGCTGGTGGAGATATTGGTGCTGCTACAGCAACTACCGCTTCTCCTGGAACAAACACCACACAGGTTGCCACAACAGCATTCGTTACTGCAGCAGTTGCATCATCTGGTACAAACAAATACACAGCAACTAACTCTTCAATTACTCCATCGTCTGGAACAGCCACTTGGTCAATTCCAGCAACAACTCACGGTCTTGGAAATACTCCAGCACTTCTGATTCAAATGTTGCAAGTATCCGATGGTGCATTGGTTGAAGCGGATGTGTTTGTAGACCAGACTGCTGGCTCTTCTGCCCCTACTGGAAACGTAACCATTAGTTGGAACGCAACCACAACTGTGTCTGCTGCAACCTATCGTGTTGTAATTATTGGCTAGTCTGCTATAATATAAACATGGCAAGAGCATTTTTATCTGGAGTACAAATACCAACACTTCCTTCGTTAAACATTGACGGTGGACTTACTCTAGATGCTCAGACTGGAACATCTGGTCAAATACTAACATCTGCAGGTGGAGGAACTCCAACTTGGAATAGTTCTATTAGCATCTCTGGTGACATTATAACTACCGCTGGAAAATTACAATCTACAGCATCCGCTGGTGATGAAGGTGGAGAAATATTCTTAAATAAATCAGTTACCAATACTACATTAAACGGCGGAGTTACCATCGATGTATACCAGAATAAACTACGTTTCTTTGAACAGGGCGGAACCGCTCGTGGCTACTATATCGATATTTCTGGTGGTGGTGCTGGAGTAGCAACTAACCTAGTTAGTGGTGGCTCATACACTCTTCCAGCAGCAACATCCACAGTTCTTGGCGGTATAGAATTATTTTCTGACACAGTTCAGTCAACTGCTGCAAACTCAGTTACAACTACAGCATCAAGAACTTATGGTTTGCAGTTAAACTCATCTGGTCAGGCTGTTGTGAATGTTCCATGGACAGATACAGACACTAACTATTACCCATCTGCTATTGTATTCAATGCAGGAACAACAGCAGGACCAACACTAGACTTAACAATGTCTGGTTCTGGTGCTCCAGACCTGACTGCAGTTGCAATCCCATCCGCTGGAGCATCTGCCTCTGGTATTGTTACAACAGGTTCACAAACATTTGCTGGAGCAAAAACATTTACTGGTACTGTAAAGGCAAACGACTCTGGCTGGATAAACGCTTCAAGTGCACCAGACATATATTCAGCAACAGGATGGGTCATTGACTCTTGCCAATATAGACGAGTAAATGGAATGCTTAATGGAACAATAAGCGTTCAGCGAAGCGGTACTGCAATTACAGTCCCCTCAACTGGAAATATTACCAACTCAACTATCGCAACTTTGCCAACTGGGTTTTTTGGAACTTCTTATTCTACTGGAATAGTCTTGTCCGCCATTACTGGACCACTTATTGGTGGATACATTGATACTTCTGGAAACATAATTATTACAGCCGCCTCCGCAGGTGCAACAATCGCTACCAACGCCTTTTTTAGTTTTACATTTTATATGATGCTGGACTAGTGTTTGACAAATTCTAAAACAGTGGTATACTAGTATCAATCACAGTTTTAGAAAGGTGGAAACACTATGTCAGATTTTTTCTCATTTACCCTACCGAATGATTTTGTCGAAAAGTACAAATCAGCGGAATCTCCCTTTGGATTCGTGGATGCAGGTGGCAACGCACTAGGTGAAATTACCTTTGTTCGCACTTACTCACGAGTCAAAGAAGACGGAACCAAGGAACGCTGGTACGAAGTCGTACGCAGAGTTATCGAAGGTATGTACTCTGTCCAGAAAAACCATGCAAAGGAGAACCGCCTACCATGGAACGACTACAAGGCACAGAAGTCAGCACAAGAAGCATTTGACCGTATGTTCAGCCTAAAGTGGACACCTCCAGGTCGTGGAATGTGGACATTCGGGACACCACTCACAATGGAGAAGCGTAACTCAGCAGCACTTCAGAACTGTGCAATGGTATCAACCAAAGACTTAGACAAAAATGACCCAGGTGCTTTGTTTGCTTGGGTAATGGATGCTCTTATGCTTGGAATCGGTGTTGGCTTTGATACCCTTGGAAAAGACAAGAACTTCCCAATCTATGCACCATCAGAGCCAGAAGTAACCTACGTTATCCCTGATACTCGTGAGGGCTGGGTAGAAGCAACTCGTCTTCTAATCAACTCATTCCTTCGTGCAGGTCAGAACATTCAGAAGTTTGACTACTCTGAGGTTCGTCCAGAAGGTGCTCCAATCAAGGGATTTGGTGGCGTAGCCTCTGGTCCTGCTCCGCTAATCAAACTACATGAGCGTATTGCTCACGTTCTTTCACAGCGTGTTGGGGACAACCTAGATGCTCGTGCCATTGTTGACCTAGTTAACCTTATTGGTACTTGTGTTGTTTCTGGTAACGTTCGTCGTTCTGCTACCCTTGCACTTGGTGCAGAGGGTGACGAGGACTTCCTAAACCTAAAGAATGCAGAAGCATTTCCAGAGCGTAACTCGTATGACCCAGAGAACCCAGGTTGGGCATGGATGTCAAACAACTCTGTCGCTGCAACCGTAGGCATGGATTACTCAAAGTATGTAGACCGCATTGCAGATAACGGAGAGCCAGGATTTATCTGGCTAGACGTTGCTCGTAACCACGGTCGTCTTGCAGATGCTCCAGATGGCAAGGACTATCGTGTTATGGGATTCAACCCATGTGCAGAACAGCCACTAGAATCATACGAACTATGTACTCTAGTTGAGGTTCACCTAAACCGTCACGAGAGCAAGGAAGACTTCCTACGCACCCTAAAGTTTGCCTACTTGTATGGAAAGACTGTTACACTTCTTCCTACTCACTGGCAGCAGACCAACGGTATCATGCAGCGTAACCGTCGCATTGGTACATCACTAACAGGCATTGCATCATTTGCTGACGAGCATGGTCTACCAACTGTCCGTACATGGATGGACGAAGGCTACAACAAGATTCGTTTTTATGACCGCAAGTACTCAGAATGGCTATGTGTTCGTGAATCAATTCGTGTAACAACTGTTAAGCCATCTGGTTCTGTATCAATCCTTTCTGGTGCTACTCCTGGTGTTCACTGGGGTCCAGGCGGAAAGTTCTACCTAAGAGCAATTCGTTTCGGTAACCAAGACCAGATGCTACACCTATTCCGTGCCGCAGGGTACAAAGTAGAAGCAGACCTAGTGTCAGCAAATACTTCAGTAGTATACTTTCCAATTTCATCTGGTCACAAGCGAGCAGAAAAGGATGTAACTTTATTTGAGAAGACAGCCCTTGCTGCTACAGCCCAGAAGTATTGGTCAGACAACGGTGTATCAGTA